AGATTAATAGAAATAACTATAACTCAAGTGATATCGGTATGGGTGATGTAGCAGAATCAGCAGGTCTTTCACACACTGCAGATGTAATGCTAGGTATCATCCAAGATGATTTAATGAGAGCTAGTTATGAATACTGGTTAAAAGTTTTAAAGATTAGAGATGGTGAAGGAAAAGGAACTAAATGTAAATTGAATATAAACTATTCAATAATGAAACTAACTGAAACTGACGATATTGGTAACTCTAATATCCATTCCATTTAAATTATGAGAAATAAGAGAGATAAAATTTTTGACAATACATTTGAAGAGCAGGGCTTTGAATTAGATTCAAGCATTTCTTTTCAGCTTGCACCGCAATTTACAGACACTAGAAGCGAAGAAGAAAAAATAGAAAGCGCGGCAATTAGAGATAAAATACACGACCTAATTACTAACTCTAGGTTTAAAGTGTTTAATCACATCGATGAATTTCAACAGGTCACTAAACTTAAAAAGATGGACATCAATGAAATTTATGAATTTATATCTGATGAAATGCAAGCAAATTACTCTTTAATAGACCTGTTCTCAGAGTTATGCGATTACTTTAATATCAATCCAACTAAATTTTACTCATCTTTAAGTAATAAATTTAAAGAAGACCTTATTTCTGAACTAGACGACAGAACAAATATACTAAAAAAGAAAAATATAAATCGCTTATTTTAATTTATGATAAGTAATGAAAATATAAAAAAACCCGTAAAAAGAATATGGGTCTTAGGTGATATGCATCTAGGAGTACGATCCAATTCTTTAGAATGGTTAGAAATCCAAAAGGATTTTTATGAGAATAAATTTATCCCTACTCTTAAGAAGCATGTAAAAGAAGGAGATATTTTAGTTCAAGTAGGGGATGCTTTCGATAACAGACAAAGTATTAATTTAAGAGTATTACATTATGCGGTAGATTTATTTGAAAGATTAGGAAAGATTTTACCAGTACACGTTATATGTGGAAACCACGATATATGGGCCAAGAAATCAAACGAAGTTAGTTCAATCGACAGTTTAAAGTGGATTCCAAACGTGCAAGTCTATAAAAAGCCGAAGTTGTATACGTGGAATAAAAAGAAAGTTTTGTTAATGCCTTGGAGAAGAGACTCTAATCATGAAACAGAAACTTTAGCCAAATACCCTAATGCAAATATAGTTTTCTGCCACTCCGAAGTTAGTGGTGTTAAACTAAATTCTAAAGTTAAAAATAACGAAGGAACAGACACTAACTCATATAAAAATTACGATGCAGTGTACTCTGGGCATATTCACTATAGACAAAATAAAGGAAAGTTAAGATTAGTAGGAACTCCATACGAGCTAACTCGATCAGATTCGGGCAATACTAAAGGGTTTGACCTCGTTAACTTAGAGACTATGGAAGAGACTTTCTTTGAAAACAATATATCACCAAAGTTTGTAAAGTTCTATCTTACCTCGCTTTACAGTGTAACCCTGGGTGAATTTAAAGAAAAGATTAAAAATAACTTTGTAGATTTATACGTCCCTTCTAATATCGCAACGACATCTGCTCTTGGAAGACTCATCAATAAGGTTCAAAAGATAGGTAGAAAAATTGAACCAAACATATACGAACAAGATACATTCCTAGACAAGGACTTATACGATATGGACGAGATAGAAGATATGTATAAGAACTATAATATATTACATCTCTGTAATTTGTACGTCGATGGTATGACAGATGACGATGAAATGAAACAAAAGATAAAAAGTAAACTAAAATCTTTACACGACCTTTGCGTGTATAACTACGAAGCGGAATAATATGAAAATACAATCCATAGAATTTAAAAACTTTGCATCTTACGGAAATAAAGTTCAAGCTATTGAATTTAGAGATGATGGGGCGGAGTTATTTTTAACGCTTGGTAAAAATGGACATGGTAAAACCACTATCGCCAATGCAATAGTATATGCTCTATATGGAAAGGTCGAAGGTGTCAAGTTAGCGGATATACCTAATAGAATAAACAAAGACCTTTGGGTTAGAATAAAGTTAGTGTGTAAAACTACAACCGTTGAAATAGAAAGAGGCCTCTTACCAAATAAATTTAAAGTTTTATTAAACGGAGTAGAATTCGATAAAGCAGGTAAAAAATCTGTGCAAGAGTATTTAGAAGAAGAGATTTTCGGTATACCTTATCATGTATTTAAAAATATAATAATTCTTTCTGTAAACGACTTTAAGTCATTTTTAACAATGTCTAACTATGATAAAAAACAAATCATAGATAGAATGTTTGGCTTTTCTGTTTTAAACGATATGCAACAGCAGGTTAAAGACGATAGAAGAGATTTAAAAAGCGATTTAGATTCTTTTGATAGAGAATTAAATCAAATAAGTGAAAGTATTGTTTCGGTTAATATGAAGTTAAATCAACTTTTAGCAGAAAAAACCGAAAAAGATAGTGGAAGGATACAAGAACTAAAGGACACTCTTACTACATTAAATGAAGAGCTTAAAAATCTTAATAAATTAAAGCTTGAAAATTCAGGCGTACTAGATTCTCTAAACGCCGAACACAATGAAAAGAGGTCAGAAGCTTCAGATATAAAAAGAGAAATAGACTACTTAAAAAAGAAGTTAGAACTATATGAAAGCGGCCACTGTCCAACCTGTGAAACTAAGTTGACTTCTGATTGGCACTTATCTCAAAAATCTACGTTTAGTGAAAAGATAAACGAAAACACTGAAGACATTAAGTCTATTAAGATTAAAATGGACGAGATAGGAGATAAAATATCAAAGGTTAACTTTAAGAAAACGGATATTGAATCTAAGATTACTGACCATAAATTTAATATGTCAAAGTTTAAGGATGAGTTAATATCTTTAAAAGACAAAGATACATCTTCAGACTTCGATCACTTAAAGCAAATTATCACAGACTTTCAAAAGCAAGAAAAAGAAAAATGGGAATCAAAAGATTCTGTAAATTCAGACTATAATTTCTTAGAAACTATTGAAGAAATTTTAGGTGAAGATGGTGTTAAAAACCTGGCAATAAAAACTATTCTTCCAGGGTTAAATGCTAACATTGCAGCAATGACACAAACAATGCACCTTCCTTTTCATATTAGATTCGACGAAAAGTTCAATTGTTTGATAAATCATTTGGGTGAAGAGATTAATCCACTTACACTTTCAACAGGTGAAAGAAAGAAGGCTGACTTTATTATTATTATCGCCATAATCAAAATCTTAAAACTAAGATTTCCACAATTAAACCTTCTATTTTTAGATGAGCTTTTATCTTCTGTTGATGCTGATGGTGTGCATAACATTCTTAAGATTTTAGGACAAGTTATCAAAGAGTCTAATATAAATACATTTGTAATTAATCACTCAACACTTCCACATGAGTTGTTTGATAAAAAAATACAAATCTATAGAGAAAATGGTTTTTCTAAATTCGATATAGAAACCATTGAATAAGATATATAGTGTATGGCTAGTTACAATTTAAAATTTAATTCTGACGACTCTGTTATTAGGCACATTATTGTAGGTCTTTTAGCTGACTTAAATAACAAGGTTTATTTTCATAGACAATTAAGTAACACTAAAAGAAGTATCATAGATGTTCCATTCTATTATTCAATTACAGGTGACGATGAATTTTTAAGAGACAACTTTTTATTTGCTACACCAACAGGACCTAACTGTGTACCTGACCAAGGTTTTGCAGATGGAAATTATGACGTAGTACCAAGGGGTGTTGCCAACATGACAAGTATGGCGATTAATGCTGACAAGCTGGTCAACAAAAGAATTCAAGGTCAATACACTAAGATGAACGAAGAAGGAGGAATGGAAGGCTATGTTGCAGAATTTGAAATGATACCTGTAACTCTAGGTTTCGATGTTGAGATAATAGTTTCATCTACATTAGATGCATTTAAATTAACAGAGGCCATGATTAAGAGACTCTATAAATCTAATTACTTTAATGTAGAGGTAGGTCATTTAAACGAAGGTACTTATAGATTATCATCTTACTATGCAATGCCAGACGACTATGAAATTGCAAGACCTATAGAATTTACATTTGAAGATAAAGAACAATATAAAATTACTTTCCCCATCGAAGTAAATTCATTCATTCCATCCTTTGAATATGATACTGAAACCCATGCAGGAAAAAGAATGTTCCAGATTAAATCTAATATCATACAGAATATGGATATGAATGGAACACCTTCTCCAGGAGATTCTACCATCATAGATGAAAATGACCTATAATAAAGGAATATATACAAAAAGAAAATAAACATAAATATCATGAATAACAACATTCTTTCTCCATTCGTTAAGACAGAAGACAGCGTTCAATTCTATGTGAATGGACGAGTATTTGAGTTGAATTCTTCTTCAAACGAATTAAAAGAGCTAGAGCAAAAAGAAGTAAATAAGTCTTTAATTCCTAGCGTTCAAGCATTCGAAAACTTTCAGTTTAGCGAATCAAAGGTAGTATGGTATCACGAAGGTGCTAAATTTACCTACAACATTCAAGAAAATAAGTTTTACTGGGGTCAAACTGAAGTTCTTCTCGCAGAAGAAGTAGGTCAAACCTTTTCTAAACACGTTTTAGCAGCAGGCGCTGTTAGATACGAAAACAAACCTTTAGCTGACCTTTTCGAATCACTTCCTTCTTTGGTAGAAAATTACATCGTATTAGACTTTGCTGCTGGATTTGAAGGAAACAATGTAACAGTTGACTTATTTAAAGTAGACGAAAAAGTTTACGTTTCAAGATACAATAACGAAACTAAACTTTCAAAATTCTTTGTTGCTGAAAATGGTAATCAAGCGGTTAAGTATGTTAAAGACCAAACTGGACAAGATGCCCTTGATTTCTTAAAAGAAATGGTAGACGGTGAATTAGCTAAAGAGGCTGAAATCGCTGGCGAAGTAAAGCAATATGAATCAATGATAGCTTTCTTAAAAGACCAAAGAAACTTATTAGCAGATGCTGATAAATCTATCGAAGAAATCAAAGAAGCAGATACTCTGATTAACCAAGAAATTAAAACTTGGGAAGATAAAATAGCAGAGCTTAAAGCTTAATTCAATCTTATTTAATTTAAAGAAGGGGACCACAGGTCCCCTTTCTTGTTTGTATAAACAATTTTACTTCGCGTAGTATAATAATTAACAAATTCACGTCAGCGTTGAATAAAAAATAATAATAGTTACCTGTGCCCAAAAGAAAAAAGAATTACCTTAACAATAGAGATTTATACGATCAGCTCGTTATATCTAAAGAACAAGACTTTCTAACCAAAGAAGCTGAAAAGATGCTAATTTTGTTAGCGGAAAGAACTATTAATAAAATGAGATATGTAAATGAAGATGATAGAATGGATTGTCTTCAGTTTGCAGTTTTAGATTTATTAAAGTATTGGAGAAATTTTAATCCAAAATACACGAATGCATTTGCATATTTTACAGAAATAGCAAAAAGAGGTTATGCAAAGGGATGGAATAAAATACATCCTCAAAAATATAAAGGAACCTTGTCAATCGACAAGTCAGGTAACCAGGATAGTCAAACTGGTATTTATAGCATCTAATGTCCATTAAAAACGTCAAACCTACCAAAAAATCAGGGTTCAATCAAGGGTATTTTACACCTAATAATCCAGAAAAATATGTTGGACCTATTCCTATAATTTATAGAAGTTCATGGGAGAGAAAGTTTATGATTTGGTGTGACGGTCATGAGGGAATTACAAGGTGGTCAAGTGAACCAGTTGAAATAAAATACTGGTCTAGACAAGATAATAAAGCGCATAAGTATTATCCTGATTTTTGGTTTAGAGCTACACAGAAGGATGGAAGCGATTTACAATATATCGCTGAAATAAAACCCAAAGCACAGATAACAAAACCAAAGCCACCTACTAAAAATTCAAAGAAAGCCGTAGAATCCTATAAATTTCTAGCAGAGCAGTATGTTAGAAATATGGATAAATATAATGCGGCAAAAGAGTATTGTGAAAACTTAGGATATAAGTTCATAGTTTTAACTGAAGACACTATATTAAATGGGTTACATAAAAAATAGAATAAAGGAACTTAGCGTAGCTGCTAAAGGAAAAACCAGAGCTAGAAAGATAGCTGAGGAATGGTTTTCTGATTCTTTACGATCCAGAAAGGAAGACACTGTAGTTTCTACAAGAACTGCATTCGAACCCGGAAAGATATATGTTTTTGAATATGCACCCGTTACTAAAAATTTACCATGGTTTGATAAGAATCCAGTTGTGTTAGCAATGGACCCTACTCCATCTGGAGATGATATAGGAGTTAATTTAAATCTATTACCTATAAGAATAAAAGAACAAATGTTAGATGATTTGTATAATAATCTAGAAGGTCAGATAAAATCTGCTAGTAGTGGAAGTAAAGAAAATCACGCTAAAAGACAAAGAGCTCTTAGAATAACGTATGATGGAGTTAAGAATTATCTAGACCAATATGGGTTTGGCTTCGCCATAAGAAGATATAAAAGAAACAGAAAGTCTAAACAGGCTGTCGTTTCATATAACAAATGGCCTGAAATAGCACTTTGTGACTTTATAGAACTTGAAGGAGCTAATAAAACAATGCTGAGAGCATTATTCGAAGAATACAATCGAAATCGAAATATATAAAAGAAGAGAAAATAATTTAATTAAACAATAATGGCAGGATTCGTAGACAGAAATGGCCCACTTAGTTACAAGAAGAGACCATTTACTATAGGTGATACCCTAAAGAGACTATCTTCGTTTGGTATGTACTATGACGATTTAGTTTTAAGACAATCACAGGCGATAGGTCCAGTAGAAGATGAGTTTGGCTACGGCCAAATGAACATGTTTGGAGTTGACAGCGACGACATGTATGGTGCTTTTGCAGCACTATCTATGGCAGACGTCAACATGAGAAAGAACATCCCGTTCTTTGACCAAAATTATGTAAATAAAAGAGAAGAACTTAGAAAGTTCTCAACCTATGACGAAATAGAAGACATACTTGATATTTTATGTGATGAATCAGTAGTGTATGATAATAAAAATTTTATTGGAAATCCAGAGATTATAGGAATGGAAGTTTCTGATGAAGTTCAAAAGTATTTAAATAAATCTTACAGAGACATCTATCAATACTTTGGTTTTAATACAGACCAATCAGCATGGTACTTCTTTAGAAAATTCTTAGTTGATGGCTATCTGTCATTTGAAATTATTTACAATCCTGAGCAAACTGAAATTATAGGTTTTAAAGAAATTGACCCCGTAACACTGATGCCAGGGTATAATAAAGACGATGGTAAGAAGGTTTGGATTCAGTTTAAAGACGATCCTTTAAAAGAAAGAGTTCTTTACGATGCGCAAATAGTTTATATTTCTTACTCTTCTGTAACTACTGCATCTAGAGTTTCTTATCTTGAAAGATTAATTAGAGCATTTAACCTAATGAGAATTATGGAACATACCCGAGTTATTTGGGCTGTTACCAATTCATCATATAGAATGAAGTTTATCATCCCAGTAGGTGGTAAATCAAAAACAAGAGCAAAGCAATCTCTTGCACAGTTAATGAATAACTATAAAGAAGTTGTTGACTTTGATTGGGAATCTGCAAACCTTACTACAAATGGAAAACCAATGTTACAATTCAACAAAGAGTATTGGTTACCTTCTAAAGACGGTGAACAACCAGAGATTGAAACACTTGGTGGAGATGGACCTGAATTAAGCGATACAGAAGCACTTAAATACTTCTCAGATAAACTTAAGCAAGTTTCTAAAATTCCTTTCAATAGATTCATGTATGAAGATGGCGGAGGAGACTACAACCTTGCAGCCGATGGTATGATTAGAGATGAAATTAAATTCTCTAAGTTTATCAAGAGATTACGTTCTTCTTGGCAAGAAATCTTAGTAAAGCCACTATGGTTACAAATGTGCTTGAAGTTCCCTGAATTCAAAGAAGACGCTAACTTTAGAACACAGATTGCCATTGAATTTAATGAAGAAAATATGTTTGCTGAGTTAAAGCAAATGGAAATCATGGAAAAGAGACTAGACTTCATTACAACAATGCAAGACTCCCTAGTTAAAACTGACCCAATAACAATGGAAGAAGAGAACTACTTCGATATGGACTTCCTTGTAGACAGATACTTAAAATTAAGTCCGGATGATAAAGCTGCTAATAAAGCATATAAGCAGAGACAAGCTGCTAAAGATGCTGAAGAGCCAGAAATCGATCCAATGGACATGGGCATGATGTAAAAGATATATAAAGTAACTATGAAAAATTTAAGAGACTTTTCAAATTATATCAACGAATCGGAAGATTCTAATTATGCACCTGTAACAATTAAGAAATTCAATGAATTTGTTAATGGTATTGAGGAAGATGCCG